AATCCCCCGGACCCCCTGAATAAAAAAATAGAAAACAAAGAAGCGAAAGTTTTGAAAAGAAAACTTTTCAGAAAGTACGTCCAACTGTCCAACCGTCCAACATGAAAATACTTTTTGAAATATAAAAGCCTGTAGGATAGTAGTATATGTATTTTATTAAAGTATATATATATCCTACATATCTGTTGTTTTGTAGGACGTTGTTGGACGTGTTGGATTTATCATTTTCTACTATCCAACACAGAAAATAATGCTCCGTCCAACAAAATTGTGCTTTGTTGGACGTGTTGGACGTCAAATAACATAAAGTTTAATTAGCTATATTTGCGTAACTAAATAAAAATCAGTAACTTTAGTTGTGATTCTAACTATCTGTTGGACGGTTGGACAGTTGGAAGCAGAAGTGAATAAAAACTATTTCAAAATAATATTTAGATAAAAAAGCCATGATTACAACCAGTATTCAAATTGAGCCTTACCTTGCAGAATATCTTCGTGGAAAGTTTAACAACGGGTCTGATGAACCTTTCCGGATTCCCGACAATACTGACCTATATCACGTTATATGGACCTTAATGGCCAAAAGACGGGCAGATCAGTCACCTGTCGATAATGGCAATTTAACTTTTATCCTTCCTGAACGTCGAATAGGGAAAGATCCTCAAGTTTATAACTACCTCTCTTTAAGAGCGGCAAAAATTATAGAAATAGAGATACGTCGTATGTTCAATCGTGAACTGCATATCGTGATGGATGAGAATGATCAGGATGGACATGAACTCAACAATTTGGATATAGCTCATAATTTCCTGTGTTCTTATTGCATAGATAGTATATCTGAAGATGCACTTTTGAAGAATTTCTATCGCTGGCGTGAGAATATCCGTAAAAGGAAACGACGTCGAGAATATAAAAAGAAGTTAAAAAATGGATAAAAAATCATCGACCAAACTATGCTTTTTGTCCCAAAGTGGCGGACAAAATGTCCTATGTGTGGCGAACTTGTTGAATGTCAAATGATTATAAGATTATGAGAGAGTTAACTATTACTTTAAGAGTGAAACCTACAGGAAAAATGAAGAAAGAAGAATATCGTTTTCTTGCTGATCCTTTTTCTTTTGCTCCTGCCATTGCTGATTCGGCATCTGGTAAGTTGTTTGATTGCAGCAAAGATATTACGATTGAAACTCCGGATGTGGATACTCTTCGGGAATTTTCCATTTCTAGATATGCTGTTGTTTACTTGCGTGATTCCTCAGAAAAGAATATAACTTTAGGATCTGATGAGATTCCAGCCTTGGTGTCAATATCGGCAAACTTGAATACAGCAACATTGAAAATATCCTGTAAAATGCTTCATTCACCATTTTTACCTATATAAACGGTCCTTCATAGCCTCCTTTTCATCTTTTACCTTCGCTGAAAAGATGCGCTACAATGAATAGGACATTTCTTCGTAACTTACTTATCACATCGAAACTCTTCATCACGGCAGAAGCTTATGCTGCTGCCATGATGGATTGTTTTCCGCTCCTGGACCAAAAGAATCCTGTGCCTGGAGCTTTTTTCTTTTTAGCGGATCCACCAACCTATAAAGACCAGGTGGACAAGGCGATTGCCCGACTTAAAAAAGAAATAGCATGTACTGCAGGACTTAAAGACATAAGTCTAACCAATGATTTCTCATCAGAGGAACTGCCTGAAGGATCTATCGCTTATCATCGTATATTTGGTACAATTACATCTAATTCTTCCTGGTATTTCTCCTCAAAACAATTTGAGAGAGATTTGATTGCTGCGGAGAGCAATCCTTCAATATCTGTACATTTCCTACACATTAATTCTGGCGGAGGTGAAGCCTGGTATTTAGATCGCCTGTCGGAGACAATGCGTTCACTCAAGAAACCTGTCGAAGTTTTAGTTGAGCAGTATTGTGCTTCTGCCGGTTACTATATTGCTTGTCATAGTGCTAATGGAATACATGCGTTAACGAATAACGATCAAATCGGATGTATTGGCACGATGGTCGGCTTTTACGATTTTTCTGCTTATTATGAGAAATTAGGAATTAAACTTATTCAAGAGAAATCAAGTCTGTCGCCGCTCAAGAATAAGAAATTCGAGGATTTACGTTCCGGTCATCCGGAACAGTATATTAAAGAAGTTTTGGATCCGCTTGCTATTCAATTTTTAAACGAGGTAAAATCCTCTCGTCCTAAGCTTGCCACTCTCCCCGAAGATGATCCGGTATTTCAGGGTGAAACTTTTGATGCTCAACATTCGATTGATAATGGGTTGATTGATTCTGTAATGACCCTTCCTGAAGCTATTGCCCACGCGAATTTGCGTGGGCAGGAATACCTGGACAGTATTTCCCTCCGAAATAAAATAAATCAGTATGTCTAATTAAACACTTTATTAATTATGAATTTTAAAGAAAAACTACGAAAGGTCTTACAGCTTCTTGATTTGTCACAGAAGGCAAAAGATAAGCAACTTACATCAGAGGACGTGGCATCAATTGCTATCCGTTATCAGAAGGAGTTTCAAGCAACTCTTAGAGAAGATATGGATGCTGACTCTAAACAGCCGATGTCCCAGGAAGAAATGAACCAGTTGCAATCCTTATTGGCCGGTATCGTTCCTGCTGAAGCATCCGAAGCCCCAGGTAATTCGGGAAATAGTACTGTTCAATCAGAAGCTACTCCCGAAGGTATTCTTGAGTTGGCTAAAAACGTTGCGAAGCAGAATGATGAATTACAGAAGCTAGTAAAAACAATGGCGGATCAGACAGCGGAAGACAACGCTGCTGCTGTCACAACAACTGTTACTACAATGAGAATCAATGGTCCTGGTACTACAGCAAAACACCTGTTCGGTATTGAAGTTCCGATGTTTGACATGTCGAAACGCTGGAATAAGATTGCAGAAAATCCTGATTACTCTTCCACTAAGATTGAGGAAGGGGAGGAAAAAGCTTTCTTCCAGGAAGTAGCTGCTTTCTCTAAGTCTCTTGCCCGGCGTTATGAATATCTGAATAAGAATCATTTGCTTGATCCAGTAAAATTAGCTTCAGGTGAGTTTTCCACTGATTTTGCTGGTGTAGACGATGCAAAGGTCGGAGATCAGTATGTTATTCGTCGACAGGATGCATTGATTGCTCATGTTCTGAAAGCACGTGATTTAACTCAGTTCTTCCCGATCCGCTATGGTATTCAGGACCATGATCTGGTATTCAATACTTTCTTCGATGAAGTTTCTCAAGGTTGGCAAGAAGGTGAAGTTTGGAAAGGTGGAATGAAGCTTGAGAACGAGATGGGGCATGTTGACGATGCGATGATTAAGATGAAGTTTGGGCCAATGAAGAAGTTGGAACGGATGTATATCGCTTATCTCAATAAAGAAGGATCTGATCCGATCAAGTGGTCTTTGATTGAGTACTGCATTGTTAATTCTTTGGAAACGGCCCAGGTCGAACAGAATAAGCGCCGTATTCGTGGTATTTATGCTACTCCGGAATCGGGTGTTCCTTCTCATTTCTTGAACGCTTCTACTGGTATCATTTATACACTGATCCGCTATTTCCATGAGAATAAAATTCTGTTGCACGATGACGAAGCATATCGTGCATATACCAAAGAAACGATGGTCGATGCAGTGAAGGAATTTGTTGCTGATATCATTGAAAACTGTACAGAGGACATGGATTTGGATCAACATGTTATTTACCTCAATAGTCTGCACCAAACTTGGTGGAAAGAAGGTTGCCGGGCTAAATATGGTAAAGACCTTGATTTCACTGGGCCTGACAGCTATTTGAATATTGTACCGGATACATCGCTTCATATTAAGTGGCTGCCCTATCTCGGACAAAGCTGCTTGATGTTCCTGGACATTCCGGGTAATCTTCAGTTCCTTGAATACATTCCTGGCGAAATGATGGCTTTCAAAGCAAAAGACGATATGGAAATGGTGAAATGCTGGTCAACTTGGAAAGAAGGTACAGCTGCAGCTTTCCTGGGACGTCGCTTCAAGACGCATGAGGAACTAGTTGCAAACAACTATGAATGGCAGCAGATTTTCATGAATAAGCCTTCTGTTGATGTAGAAGCTGATGCTACTACCATTGATGCTAAAACAGGGTTTTGGCAAGTCACAGTTGAAAATACTAAAGCTACTGCAATTACGGATATCACGAATGCGAAGGCAGGTGTTGCATATCTTATTGAGTGCGGATCAGTGACTAATGCGTCTACAATTTCTAAGACTGGTAAGTTTGCAGATATTACAGCGAATTATACTCCGATCAAGGCGGGTGATTATATCCTTGTCCTTCTAAACAGTAAAGGCAACTTCCGTGAACTGGAGCGTTGTGTTGGGGGAACTCGCACTGTAAATGCAGATCTGCAACCTAATCTGCCTGGTGTAAGATAGTGCTTTTTGTTCATTATAGGGTTGTTTTCAGGGGGTGGGTGTTCTGCCCACCCTTTTTTCTAATCACAAAATTAAAATTTTATGAAAGCTAATAAAATCAGTAATCCCTATCGAAAGGGAAATCAATATGCTCGCAAAATGCAGATGAGATTATTCTTGTCTTTAGCAGTTCTATTTGCTCTTGTCTTTGTTGTTGGTATGCTCCTGGATCCTGATCATTCAATGTTTTGTATGACAGGATTTTCAGGTACCTCCTTAGCCGGTATGATGGCAATTGGAAGTATTGATGACGTCTCGGATAAAGTGACACATGGTTCTAACATCGCCTATAAGGTTTATCTGATCGATGTTCACCAAATCAATCCGGATGTGAAATTTCCTAAGCCTAATGGCAATCGTGAAGTTGCAACCATACCGATGCTGGGCGGGGAATATATGAAATACTTTGAGGCACATGATATTCCCACTTATGTAGGCAACGGAGAGAAAGGTGATATAACCACGTCCGGAACCAATCAGTTTGTCATCATCATGGGAGGCATGCGTGATCAACTATTGAATTTTATCGAAGATCATGCGGGTGGTAAGTTTGTCGTTCTGTTTAAAGAGATTGGCGAAGATCAATTTTATATTTTGGGTGAATATGACAGGCCTATGATTCTAAAATCCTATGAAGCTAAAAATGACAAGGATGGTCGCTATGTTACATTTACCTTTGAACGTACATCTGTTATGCAGTATTATAAATATGTTGGGGATATTATAAGCGCTCCGGCAGAAGTGCATACAGCAGGCGCTACAGCTTTATCTATCAAAGCAACCAATAACTCTTATCAGATTCCGGATGGTTCGTCCGAGACGTATGCTGTTGCTACGGTAACAGGACTGACAAATAATGATAAAGGCCGGTTTATTACATTAAACGGTATGGGTGCTGATAAGGCTGCTACAATAGCGGATGGTTCAACGTTTATCTTGGAAGATGGAGCTGCTTGGACGGCGAAGGCTGGTTCCTCTATTACCTTTCGGGTTTTGGATCCTTCCACTCTTATTGAAGTCTCAGGAAGTCGAATTCAAACAGCATAAGTTATGTACGGATTTAAGGAGAAAAACAAATATTTTAATGAGTTACGTAACTCAGCAGCAGCCGAAGCAGATTTAAGCCTGCTTCAGTTGGCTGCTCCGGCACATCCTAAACTTAAGATGTTTGCACGTAACTCACAGCGTTATGCGAATGATATCCTATATACGTTGCTGGACTTTAAGTCAAAGAATGAAATTCGGCTAAATCGCCGTGAATGTGAAAAGGCTAAAGAAGAAAATACAGAGGTTCAATCAGAAGGGGATACTCAGCCAGAAGCCATAGCTGCTTCAGTACAAGAAGAGAAGAATCCATTTGAGATTGATGCTGAAATTTATGAAAAACAAGCCGAAACGGAACTTCGTGAAAGAGAGAAGAAAGAAACGGAAGAACGTATTGCTCAGGCCGAAGAACAAGCAAAAGAATTAGAGCAGGAAAAGCAGGAACTGGAAGAAAATCTTGAAACCGAGCAGGATGCAAGAATAGAGGCGGAAGACCGTGCAGAACAGGCAGAGCAAGCCTTGGAAGAAGAGAAAAAAAAAGAACCAGCCAAGGTAGCTCCAAAAAGCAAAAGCACGAAGAGTACCCGCAAATCGACTGGGAAAACCTCGAAGACGAAAACGTCCAAATAGCCACTATCCTGTATAATGATCGTGTGATCACGTGGAAAAAGATGAAGCAGCTCGATGAATTACTAGATAAGAAACCGACCAGGCGTGCAGTCATCGATATGGCTGAACTACGGATCCGGAACTTACTGGCATTCTCCGAGCTGCAAACGTATAACGACACTGCGATATTCCGGTATAAACATCCGCTTATTGTTCATCGGTCGGAGAGAGCAGAGTTACAACGCTTATGTGTATCAGATCCGTTAGAATTCTTGCGGCGATATAAAAATTGTTCCGATAACATTCGCAGATACGAATCCTTTCTAAAGCGGCCTGAACGTAAAGATAAACGGTCGCAAGATAAAGAACACCTTCGTCGGTTTCGTGACCGAGAAGCCTTATTCAAATCAATTCTCGAAGAATCAAAGTAGATTATGGAAAAGCTAATAGAAGTATTTAATTTGGGTGGCTTACCAACCGCCCCGCTGGATTCGTTCTTAGAGCTTCAGGAGGATTTTAAGAAATCGGATCCTGATAAATTATCGAAACTACAGATGCTTATTATCACCCGTGGTTTCAAGTATGCATTTAAAGCCTGGAAGGATCCGGAAGGAAAACTCTGGATTATTGATGCTCATCAGAGGCGTAAAGCGTTGCTCGCGTTACGGAAGTCAGGATTTACAGTTCCTGAAATTCCTTATGAACCGATCTTTGCTGCAGATAAAAAGGAAGCTGTTGAAGAGATAGCAGCGTATAACTCAGAGTTTGCCACTAAGAATCCGGATACACTTCTCTTTAAAAAGTATAATATTGATACGGATACAATGGAACGCTTCAATCTTGGCTATGAGGTAAAAGCTGTCGATTATTCTATTGGGACTCCTTTGTTTACTCAGGAACATGAATCAGAAGGCATTCAGGAAGATAACGTTGAGTTTTCTATTCCTTCAGATGAAGAAGATTCTCTTGGTTCCGTTTTTGCCCAGCCTGGTGATATTTGGTTATTGGGTAATAACCGCCTGATGTGCGGAGATTGTCGTTCTAAAGCTGATGTGTCTGCGGTAATGAATGGACAATACGCTGACTTGCTCGTTACGGATCCGCCATATAATGTTGCTTACCAGGGAGCGACAGAAGATGAACTTACGATTCAAAACGACTCAATGGAAAATGATTTGTTTGCCACTTTCCTTCGCCAAGTATTTACTGTCATGTTTTCAGTCCTGAAGCCGGGAGGTTCTTATTATGTTTTTCATGCGGACAGTGAGGGGGAAAATTTTCGAGCGTCTCTCCGGAAGGTTGGATTTAAAATATCACAATGTTGTGTTTGGGTTAAAAATTCAATGGTCATGGGGCGTCAGGACTATCAATGGCAACATGAACCTTGTCTTTATGGTTGGAAACCAGGAGCCGGTCACTTTTGGAACTCGGATCGGAAACAGACGACTGTTTGGAATTTCGATAAGCCACAGCGAAATGCTATCCACCCTACAATGAAACCAATTGCATTAATGGCATATCCTATATGCAACTCCAGTGTACCCGGACAAGTTGTTGCGGACTTCTTTTCCGGTTCCGGTTCTACGCTCATGGCTTGTCAACAAACGGATCGAATTTGCCATGCGATGGAAATAGATCCACGTTATGTCTCTGCGACCGTATCTCGATATCGGGCTATGTTTCCGGAGCAGGCTGTCAGGTTGATTCGTGGAGAGGAATTGAAGACTCCTGAAGAAACATTAAAACTTATTGTATGAAAAATGAACTGACACCTACTTCTGATGTAGACAATATTACTCAGATCGGTGATGAATATGTATCACAGGTGCGCACCTTTGGCGCACTTGGATATACTCCGCAACGTATCTGCAGCCTTCTGGGACTTCGTGGCAAAGAGAAGTTGGCCTTGACCATCCGGATTACCCTTATTGGAGATGTGTATTATGATGCTTATAATAACGGGCGTGCTCTAGGAGAATACAATATTGATGCAGAATTGGCTAAGAAGGCAGAAGCCGGAGATATTGATGCAATTAATACTTTGGAGGAACGTAAGAATTTACGTGTTGAATTAGACCTACGAAAACAATTGTTTGGAGTATGACACAATTAGACCACCTTGATAAGATACACCCGGACTTGATCTCGGAGTTTCTGACAACAGGACGTTGTTCAGGAATCCCGGAGGAAATTCGGATATTTTTAAAGCAGTTGCAATGGGCTGCTGAGATATTTGAGTATGAGAGAAATATTACTCGTGCGGCTAAATTATTGCGGCAGAGAATTAATGCCTCCCAACAGATAAATATCGATGAGAGAACCTGTAAGGCTCGTATCTACGCCGCAATAAACTACTTTAATATCGATAATAATGTATCTATCAAGGTTTGGGAATCTAATTATGCGGACAAATATGAGGACTTGGCGATATTATGCGCTGTAAGGGGAGATTATAAGACTCAGGAGAAATGTTACAATGCTGCCTTAGAATGTCGGCGTAGAGCCTCAGAAATAGCCGAGGCGGACCGTGATCTTGGCATCGTGTTTCTGATATCCCCGAATCTTACTCCGGAAGAGCTCGGTTTCCAAAAGAAATCAATTAAAGAAATAGCACGGAAAAATAATGAAGGTTTTTATATCAATCTTATAGACTCTCTTCCTGTTGAAAAAGCTGATAAGAAGCGCTTATTACGTGATGCTGATATTCAGGAAGCAGAGATTGTTGAACCGGAAGAAACGGGGGAATAATATGGGAATAGAACTTTATTCAAAGTCGTCACAATCATTGAGTACGGGTCCTGCGGCTTTAGACCTGACTGCAACGTTTGAAGAGTACTATATGAATGCGATGCAGATTCGGGCAAATGTTATTGATCCGAATGTACTCATTGTAGAAGCTGGCCGTGCAACAGGTAAGACTGAAGGTGTGATGGGACCACGAATTATCCGGGTGGCAAATGATATGCCTGGAGAACTTTCATTCCTAGTTCATAAAACATACGTAGCTCTAATGACGAACGTATGGCCTAATATACAAGCCTATTTTTCCAGACCGGTTGGTGACGGGAGGCGCTCCATGCTAGAATATGGTATTGATTACGTTGTAGGGGAGACTAAGCTGCCTTCCCATTTTAAAAAGCCTCGATATCCTGTTGCTTATCCGAAGCACAGCATATTGTTTCGTAACGGACATCATCTTCAAATGGTAAGTTCCGACCAGCCGGAGTCCGTTGCCGGGCGGAGTGGTGTTCATGCTTTCATTGAAGAAATGAAACATAATAAAGGAGAGAAGTTAAAAACACGACTTTTCCCTTCTTTGCGTGGTTCTTCGGCAGCTATCCGTATGTCTTCTTATTATCAGGGAATTACGGGAGTATCTGATACGGCTCGTTTGGACTTAGGTGAGGATAATTGGTATGAAGAATATGAAAACAACGTCAATAAGGATCTTATTGATGAGATTGTATCAGCTTCTATGTATTATCAGGCTGCATTGTATAAAATATACCGGAATAACCACCGTATGAGAGAGGAAAAGAATCCTGTTATTATTGAAGCATTGCGTTTGGAAGTGGAGAAAGCAAAACGTGTTATAGATTCTTGGAAGCCACGATTGGCAGATATGCGCCGAAATGCGAGTTATTATATCCGTGCTTCTTCTTTTTCAAATAAGGATATTTTGGGACCTAAATTTTTCCGAACACAGCTTGAATCACTTGATATTGATGAGTTTTTGACTTCTATTTGTGCAATCCGAAAAAAGGAAGTTGTTAATAAATTCTTTGCGAATTATCGAAAGGACAAACATCAGTTCTCTGATGGATATCGCTATGAATCAATATTGAAACTGGATTTGCGTGAACACTTTGTTTTAACCTCCAGATATCTGAAGTACTATGATAAACGTGAACGAGTTTTTCTTGGTTACGATCCAGGGCACTTTTCTAGTATTGTTGCTGCTCAAGAAAAGGATTATGGGCATGAACTCCGTGTCTTAAAAGAATTTACCTGCTATTATCCGGCGGAACAGCCGGAGCTGGCAAAGCAAATCTTTGAGTTTTTCGGAGCCGATGCGATTAATAAACAGATTGTGCTTTATCATGACCGGGCAGCGAATAAACGTCGCGAAGACCTTGAAAAAATAACATCTGATGCTCGTATATTGAAAAGAGAATTAGAGAGTTACGGCTTTTCTGTTGAGCTCATGAATGAAGGACAATCTACTATTTATCATTGGCAACAATTTAAGCTTCTATTACTATTATTCGGTGAACGGAGTAACGCATTGCCGGTGTGTCGGATTGATGAGAATGAATGCAAGAATCTTTGTAGTGCTATTCCTCTTTCCCCATTGAAGAAAACAGACGGTCGTGTTGAGTTAGACAAGTCCTCTGAAATAAAAGTTCCACTAAAGCACCAAGCAGGGCTAACAACACAGCTTCCTTCTGCACTTATCTACCTGCTTTTTGGTTTGTATGGTGATAGAATACAAGGTGAATTAAGAAATATCCCGGATGATTTGCCCGAAAATCTAGTAGTATAATGTACTTATTGGAGTGATATAGTTAGCTTTAAATATTGTAAAATACTATGCTTTTGACATTGCTTTTGTATTTAAAGTGCAGGCTATCAGGTAAAAGACGTTTTGAAAACAAAAATAGAAAAAAACGAAAGACCAAATTCTCCACGCCCCGCTGAAAAAGCGGGTTGAGGTGCAAAAAAATACATTTGTCAGGAAATATGACAGATGCTGGGGTACGTCCTTTCTGGAGGGTAGGAAAAACGATAATTTCGGGCATGGAAACGACGATGACAGGTATAGTTGCACTGCAATGGGCAAAGGAGATATCAAAGTTACCAAATGGTTGCTTCACCATTGCCTTTTTCCCTTACTCAAGGCAGAAAGGGGAGGCTTCTGAGAAGTTAGTAGTGAAAGAAGGGTGTACATTCAGGACACAGCTTCCGGAGGAGAGGTTTAGTATTGATAGTGAGAACTTCTTTCTTTTCAACGATGGAAATGGTGACCCTAAGATGTGCTATCGCATACTTATTCGCTACATGGGGTTTCCTCAAGACGGTTATAAATTGCATAAAATAGACTGGTTATGAGTGATAGTTTAGAAATGTTGGGGAATTATGGTTGTTATGTGGATACCGGCAACATTATTTCCTTTCAATTAGGAGCGAATCCCACAGCAAGACTTAAGGATCCGGGTTTCGTTAATTCAAATACAGTTCTTCCTGCAGACTACAATTGGCAGTCAATTGGCGGGTTTAACGTGTGCTCACGTGGGGCAAACAACATGAAATGCGAGGAGGTGGAGAGCGATATTAAGAAGAATCGTTTGTTGCCTAGGTTGATAACTAAACAGGTTAATATGCTTTATGGTCTCGGACCGGCTATCTACATTAAGAGCATAAAGAATGGGAAGCTGGTTAAAGAGTGGACAGAGTGTCAGGAAATAACCGATTGGCTTGAATCTTGGAAGGACCGTGGACTGGAGTCCGATTATAAGGAAGTAGCAAAGGGGAATATAAAAAACTACTATTATTTCAGGGATTACTTTGTGAAATGGCGTATAACGCTTGGTAACCGTATAGGGGAACAGCGACCGGTTGCCGGTCTGGAACTGATGGAGAATAGACGCTGTCGGTTGGCCACACAAAAAAAGGATGTTATTACAGAACTGATCAATTATAAGGACTTCACTCATATAGCAGTTGGACGTTGGAGTTATGGTGTTTCTAAGTATTTGTTTTATCCACGCCTTGTGCTCAAAGATATCCGGAACATTAAGTGGGCTGCAATATCCCACCATCGCGAAAAATCAGTTAGTGAATTCTATGGTGTAAATGAAACTCATGAGGGGACAAAAGCTTATATCAAAGGTTCAAATGATACGGCTAATTACATAAACTCTTTTTTAAGAAATTCGTTGGCTGCTAAAATTCATATTATCATCCCGAATGCTTGGACGGAATCAAAACGTGCTCAGATAACTAAGATTTGTAATGAAAATATGGAGCGGAGAAGAAAGAATGAGCCAGCTCTAACTTATAATGGGATTGAGATTGGAACCACCTATAAAGAGTCGTATTTTCTAAAGTATCTCAAGCAGGAACTTCGTAATATTAGTGAGTATCTTTCCGGTGCGGACAATCAGGGAAAGGCTTATGCCACTCTTAGTTTTAAAACCGGATCCGGAGAAGAGGAACGCTGGAAGTTCGAAGTTCTGGATTTGAAGTACAAGGAGTATATTGACGCTCTTATTACTTATGACAAACGTGCTGATGAAGTTCTTCTGTCCTCGGTAGGTCTTGATTCGTCTATATCTAGTGTGTCCAAGGATGGCGTCATATCGAAGTCTGGAGCTGACGTATATTATAATTATCTGATTTACCTGATGTCGTTAACTCCGGATGATGAAATCTGCTCTGAGCCTTTTAATATGGCTATTCAGATAAACTTTCCTGAACTTTATAAGAAAGGATATCGCTTCGGCTTCTATCGTGAAACACCTAGCCGGCAAGAAGAAGTAACTCCTGACGAACGACTAAATAAACAGCAATCATGATACTGAAAGACTTATTTTCTGACATTGCCGGGTTTGCGGAGTTTGTTCCTGGCATTGATTCGAATACAAACTTTGCATTTCTCAATAGTCATGCCGTGACTGCCTATAAGCGGATCGCAAATATTGTGAGTGTTCCTGTATATAAAAAAATTATAGAGCAGGGAAGTGGCGAGTTGTACGATTATCTTCGTACTGCATTAGCAAATCTGACAATGGCAAGTGATACGGTTTTCGATGTGCTTCGCAAACGGAAAGTAGATATTGATATCTACAAGTATGAACAAGAAGCTATACGGAGGGCTTATTATGAGAATTATTACAATTCTATGGATTCACTCATCGCACTTCTAAATAGCACTGAAGATTTAGGATGGGAAGATACCAGGTATTATAAAATGCTTGATAAATTGCAGATAAAGACAACTGAAGAATTTGATCTGTTATATTGCATTGATTTATCGTACCTCTTTTTCTTTCGTTGTATCCCGATACAGGTTGAAGTCTTAGAGGAAAACTTAACCGGGTACCTTGAACGTGCAAAAGAGAAGCCGCTTGTTTTGTCATTGATTAATCGGGCACTTGCAAAGAAGGTTGTAGCAGTTGCTTTGACTAGGTTCGATATCTTAGAGTTTCCATCCACTATCCGGAACCTTTTTGATGATTCGAAAGCGAGCAGATCCGGAAGGGATGAGCAGGAAAGATTACTTTCTTTATCTGCACAATTGCAGGATCAGGCAAACAGCTTGATTAAGGATATCGACTTGTTATTGTCCGATCCACAGAGTAGCGATATTGAAACTGAAACTTCCTTTAACCAACCGGAAGATAAAATACAATTAATGCCATGATTGATTTCTATGTACATCAGGATAAGTTTGGGATACCGAATGCCTGGGAGGAGCTGACGCCGGAACTATTTGAAGGAATTATGGCTGATATGGATTTAGTCACAAAAGGAAAGCTTTCACCGGCCATGCTCCAGGTCAAACATGTTTGTCGTACAATGGGATGGAATCCGAGGTTATTAGTGCGATCTAAAGATGAGCTAACCTTGTCTAACGTTGCTTGGCTAGGAGAGCAAATAGATTTTATCTTTCGAGTTTCGTATCCGGATCAAGATGCTGCACTTCAGGAACTGTCCAAGGAGGACCATATAAAAGCTAAGAAAACGCCTCCGGAGAGATTGAATTTGCCAATTGCCCGATACCTTTCAAAACTAGATTATAAGTTCGTTTTGAATAGTTGCTTTTGTGCGCAATTAATTCCAAGTATTTCCACTCAGGGACAATTATATTCCGGATATATTATTGATACTAGTTTTAATCAACTGACCTGCTCACTTACTGCTTTGCAATTTATAGAGGCCCGTTCTTTGCTAGGCTGTGATAGAGAGGTATTACCATTGCTTGCTGCTATTTTATATCATCCAGGTCCATATAATTCAGAATCTGCCCACGCACTAGCGAAGGCATTTGAAAAACTATCTGAACAAACTCTGCAAGGTATTGCATTTAATTTTTCCTCGTTTATTAATTACCTGTTTTCGACTACTCAATTCCGGATCCTGATTGCCGGCGAGAGTGAAAAGAAAAGTTCAATAACAACCGGTGCACTTGAATCACTTTATAATTTGAGCAATGACGGTTTAGGTGATATATCAACGATTGAACAGATGAATATAATCAAGTATCTTACAATTCTACGTAAGAAGTTGATAGAAACGGTACAGAGCATGAGCTTTGCGGAGATTCCTGTTGTGGATATCGCTAAGAATACGGGATTGCCAATTTCATTAATAAAACAGATAATATGATTTTTGAGATTCTTAAATATTACGCCCAGTTCCCCAATCATAGTAAGGTGCTTGAGCTCTTTGCAAAGGGACGAAGTGAACTTCCTGAATATGCTGTGATCCAGGAAGAAATTAAAAACTTGCCTAACTCTTCCCGGATCCAAGGATTAGACCACTATATTTTCGGACAGAGTTTCGATTCGGTTAAGCAGCGTGTTGATAATATTCTCTCCGGAACATACTTATTTGTGGAAATTGGTGATATTATGTCTAAACGTGATCAGAAGAATAATATTGAGGATGAAGTACAAATGGCTGTTACTATTGCTGCCAAATCCGCAGAAATGGATTTGATAGAGGAAGCTATACAATCGAGGCGTACTCTTGCCATGATGCAGCAGCTACGAGTTGCCATGACTTCTGATCAGAGAAGTACTCCTTGGCTAAAGGAATTGTCCCTATCCTGTCAGATTCGTCCATTTGTGGCCAAAGAATTTGCTTCTGTTGGTTGGACACTGATGTTCGAAAGAGAAGGTAGTGATTTATTTAATTTGAAACCTTTAATAAACCGTGAGTGATGGTAGATTGGCTATTAGGTGTTTTGGTGACCTCTTTGAGCGGCATTAACATATTCCAATTCATCTATTATAAGACTCAAAGAGATAAGTTGCGGGCTGAAGCCAGTGCCGCTACATCTGAAGCAAAACACAAGGATATCGATTTGCAACAGGATCAATATGATTATTTACTTGCTAAATTGACGAAGTTTCAAACAGACTATTTTGAATTGCTTACAAAGGTTCAGAGTGATTCTCGTGAGCACACAGAAGTGATAAACTCGAAGTGCAATGAGATTGCAGAGCTTAAATCTAAACTGATTTATTATAAAGGACTGAAGTGCTATAAAAGTGATTGTTCATTAAGGGTTGTAACTAACCCCAAAGATAAGGAGGATAAAAAATGAGAAAAATTGACGCAATTATTATTCATTGTTCGGCAACGAAGGCTGGGCAAGATTTACGTGCGAAAGATATCGATCGTATGCACCGGGCACGGGGATTCAATCAGATCGGTTATAACTTCGTCGTTGACATTGATGGAATGGTAGAAAATGGGCGGGCGTTAAGTATTGACGGGGCGCACTGCAATACAAAAGGATTTAGTCAATCTTCGTATAATAAGCACAGTATTGGCATTTGTTATATCGGAGGTTTGGACGCATCCGGAAAGCCCGCTGATACACGTACTCCGGCTCAAAGAGCAACTTTGCGTGAGTTGGTAGCTAAACTCTGTAAGGAATATCCCATTGTTGAAGTTTTGGGGCATCGGGATACATCGCCTGATCTGGACGGATCCGGTGAAGTTGAACCACGAGAATATATTAAGGCGTGTCCCTGTTTTGATGTTAGGAGTGAGTTTTCTAATTTCCTTCCTAATGTGGTGATAAGACCATGAGACCAATTATTTATATCTTTGTCCTGTTTCTGGCATCAGGAATATGGTTCACTTCATGTAGGAGCATTAAATATGTACCGGTAGAAACAGTAAGGACTGAATATCGAACCCGTGATAGCATTCGTTTTGATAGTATATATCAACGCGACAGCGTATTGCTTTTTATGAAGGGAGATACTGTTTACAAAGAGAGGTATAAATACCTATATCGTTATCTGACAATTAATAAAGTTGATACGGTAATAAAGGCCGATTCGATTCAGGTACCTTATCCGATTGAAAAACGATTGACTCACTGGCAAACTATCAAAATGGAGCTTGGTGGATGGGCAATAGGGGTAATTTTATTGTCTGTGCTTATTATTGTTGCTCGGTTGATATACAGGCTACGAAAGAAGTAGTATCTTTGTATCGTAGAAGTTTGCTTGTCTTTGACAAGTTGGCCCTCGTCTTACGGGGGCTTTTTTGTGTCTTCTTTCTTGCGTTTTTAATCCTTTTTTATCTCAAGCTAAACTAAGCTAAGTGGCTGATAATAAGTTTATTATTGCTACGTTGTCCGAGCTTATTGTGTTATCTTTGAAGTACAAAAATAAAGGATAAAGCATTATGAACGAGCAAATTACCAACATTTTAAATCAGAGAATAACAAAGACTAGCAAGATACAACAATTGCTTCTTTTAGGATTAACCAGACGCCAGGTTGCTGACCTTGTAACAAACGGGAATTACGGTTTCGTACAAAACGTATATAAGAAGATGCTTGAGGCCGGGACTTTTGCACCGGAAACAAGAACAACCGCTTCCTTGCCTGAAATAGATTATACTTTTAACCGCCGCTTCGGAATTGAGATTGAAGCATATAACTGCACTCGCGACCGCCTTGCTCGCGAACTTCGGGAAGCCGGAATAGACGTAGCAGTTGAAGGATATGGGCATACCACAAGAAACTATTGGAAACTGGTAACGGACGCTAGCCTTTGCGGAAACAACACCTTCGAATTGGTAAGCCCTATACTTGAAGGAGAAGCCGGATTGAGAGAACTGGAAAAAGTATGTTGGGTGCTTGACCTTTGCGACGTAAAAGTAAACAACTCTTGCGGATTACACGTTCACATGGATGCAGCAGATTTTACAATAAACACTTGGAAAAACCTTGCACTTAGCTATAAAAATATAGAAAACGTAATAAACGCTTTCATGCCGAATACTCGCAGGGACAATCATTACTGCAAAAGCTTGAGCAGAATTTCCGAAAACATGATTTTAGAGGCAAATACCATAAGTGACCTTCGGGAAGCTTTTGGAAACGACCGTTACCATAAAGTAAACCTTGAAGCTTACGCTCGCCATCGAACAGTAGAATTTCGCCAACACGGAGGTTCTACAAATTTCACAAAGATGAGCAACTGGGTTCTTTTTCTTTCCCGAATGATTACCTTTGCACAGCATGCCAAGGTTGAAGCGGGAGTAACGCTTCAAAATCTGCCTTTCTTGACAGACGACCAAAAAACATATTTTAAACTTAGAACAAAAAAACTTAGTAGATAATGAATAATAGAAATTACTTATTGCAGGATGGCGGAACAATAACCGCCACCTGCGCAGCAGATTTTATATCCAAACTTCGTGTAGGTAGCCGCTTTGATTCCGAATGTACGGACCAAGAATATATGTTCAACTTTGCTGACCGATATCGAGACCAAACCGGCAATGTCGTTCGGGCTGATTCACCGGAGAATTTCTTGGAAGATTTAATAGCTTTTGGTTATGTAACTGTTAAATAAATCATGGATAAAGAAATTATTATCGAAAAACTTTGTTTGTGATAATAATTTCTTTATCTTTGTAGTGTCAAACAAAAGAGCTCTTTGAATGACTGATGAAGTAGCGCTAAAAGCGCGGGTAGATGAGTTAATTGAAAATCTTAACTACTACCTCCGGAATTATAACCGCCTTATTGGGCATGGTTATAGAAAAGCGGTACTCGATGCAGAAATCGAATATCTCAAACTTGAGATACAAAGATTGTCTGCTCGGTAGAAAAAGAGTTCCCCACTCGACGGGGTGGGGAACTCATCTTCTTCATTATTTGTTTTACCTAAAAAAAATGTGAAATGGGAGTAAGAGAAGATTTTTTCAAATTAAAGACAGCATGTCTCCAAAGTAAAGGTTCTGACCGTGAGATGGCAGAATTGGAGATGGATCGTTTCTTTGCTTCGTTGCGACCGGAAGACCAAAAAGAACTGCAGGCAGCTATTGATGAAGATTTTGCTCGGATTCATCAAGTAGTTGAAGACGCTAAAAAGATGAAAAGACAGATTGAAGTACGAAAGATTCTATCTGATATTCTTCCATTCATTTCTGTATCTGAGTTTGCAAAGCAGTACTTTGACAAGTCAGCTTCTTGGCTTCATCAACGAATCAATGGTAATGAGGTGCATGGGAAAATTGCAACTTTCACAGATAAAGAACTGAATATTTTGTCTGATGCATTGAAAGATGTGGCTGGTAAATTGAATAATGCAGCTTCTACATTAATGTAGAATATAAAAAATAGAGAAGATAAGCGGAGTGAAAAACTCCGCTTTTTTTGTTTCCTTATTCTTCAAATCTTATCTTTGTGGGATAACTTAAAAAAACACACAAGATGAAAAAGACCATTTTTATCATGCTGTTTATGTTGGCAGCATTGAAAGGTTACTCGCAAGACCCTTGGAATCCAATCCGTACTTATTGCGAGATCGTGGGAACCGGTAACCTAACTGGTACAAAAGTGAAGATCGAGATTGATTTTGGGCAGGCTCAAAAATACTGGTCAAAACATTCTGATAACTTTCTGGTAGATGCGGATGGTAAGGAGATCAAGTTTAATTCTATGGTTGATGCCTTGAATTACATGGCGAGATTCGGATGGAAGTTTGAGCAGGCTTATGTAATCACAGAGAATTCAACAATGTCAAAGAATAATGTTTATCATTATCTATTAAGCAAGGAACTTCGGGGAGATGAAAGTGTTAACGATGGTATTTACATAAAGGGAGATCATGAGAGTGAGCAAGTAAAGGATAAACCTTCCAAGGAGAAGCCTACTAAAAAGCAACGAGAAATAGGGGATGATATTTATTAATTCACTTTTTCTTTTGCATTATCGAATATAATTCCCATATTTGCAGTGCTAAACAATTACGGATGTTCTCCGTACCGCGAGCTTCGGTTAATGCTCACGAAATTCGAGGGCTTTTTTTATGCCCTTTCCAATCGTTTTCCTGATATTGGGAAACGAAATAGGCGGCTGCCTTTCCCATACAATTTTGCTCTCGGGCGGAAATCTGTAATTGTTTAGCGACATGGGAAACGGCGGCCGTTCTTGTGTTCTATAATTGCCGAAATGCTAAACAATTACAGTTATGAAAAGAAAAAAAAGACCGACTTTAGTGCCGGTAAGCAAGTTGCAGAATTATTTTAGCGGACTTGCTAGTCTGCTTGCAGAAAACAGTGACTCTTATTTAGTTTCTTATTCCGGTAATACTACCTCTATTGAACTTTCCCCAGGGGAGTACATTACAATATCGACAGAGAAAGGAGGCCAGTCATGATGTTTTTCACCCAGAGTCTTTCTACCTTCTCTCCAAAGAACCGGGCATGGAAAAAGCTCGTGGACTGGATCCGGCAATACGAACATATCCTTATTAAAGATGAATGTTCCCTTGATGCTATGAAAGCCGAAATCGAATCAAAAATTGAGGAGATAAATGCGGAACATCCAAAACTCAAACAAATTGTTTTTAGTGGGGATAATAATCGTATTTCCGGTTGTTTCTCTGCTAAAGTCATGTCATGTGGATGTCCGGATATCGTCTTTACACTTAATTATTGTACTGTAAAGCGGTCATACGAGTTTTCTGAGAACAATAATATTCAGAAAGGAGGTCAGCTATGTCTTCAAGTAAAGGAATAATCGTCGATAAGATAGTGACCTATCAAAGGGATAGTACAATGGCAACGAACATTGATGGAGCTGTTATTACTTCCGAAGCTATTTGTACCATTAAGTTTCTTCAACAAGAAAACTATGTTGAAGAAACATTGAATCAAATTAACGAAATTATAGATATCGTTATTGCTGAAGATGTCCCAGCCGTTTTAGAATCAGATAAGGATTGTCTTCGTATTGTGCGTAATCTTCGTTATCTGGCACAACATATATCATCTTTTAAAAGACCTATGAATCATGAATAATCAAGAACAGAAAATTACTGATATAAGCATCTACATTGCTGGCTTACAAGCAACGTTCCGTCCTGCATCTGATGCACGACATACCACTCATTGGTTCTCTACTGATGAAGTCTATATTGCTATTAAGCATTTGGATCCTTCGGCTGATATCACGAAAGAGCAGATCTTCCAGGCAATGACAAATGCTGGTTTTAAATTTCAAAACCGTCCCGGAGCATCAGGGTGCGATTTCCGGTGGATGCTTGAACTGAAGAATTCGAAATAAAAACTATTCGGGAGTGATTCTTTGTAGTGATCACTTCCGACTATTTTTTGGATATCATAGAATAATTGTTTATATTTGACTCTATAAATCATTGATATGGCACTGTTTATTATTTTTATAGTAACCGTTTTGTTGATGCCGTTTTTTACTATGCATCGACCTTGGATGGAGAAATTCTTATTTCTCGTGTTCTCTATATGTTTAACTCCCTTGTTGGGGATTCCTGTCTATTGGTATATTTTTCGTCGTTAATAACTGTCCTTTTCTCCTCACATTACTTCTAATAAATTCGCTGAAAATTAGTTTAGCGAATTATGATTACAGAAGAATTAATAAAACAGCGTTTTGTTCATGATACTATCTCTCAAGGTATCCACCTTATTTATGAAACCCAAGAGAAAGTAGTTCGTACTTATCTGAATACTCGTTCTGGTAATTTATTATCGAACTTGCAAAAGCGACCATTCACTTTTCAAGATTCAGGAAATGGGAAGGTTTATTATATACGAATATTCCCGTATTTGCGTTATCTTGATATTGCTTATAGAAAAGGAAATGATCGTATATCCCGTCATATTCGTAGTAATTTAGCTCTATATAATCGTACGGTTTGGGGTGTTTTATATCATGAAACGTTTCCTGAACTTCGATATGGCTTTACAAAGGAAATTCAGAATACTATTCGTCGTGAATTAGAGCAGGCACTTCAGTATGAACAATCTCAAAATTGGTAACTTATGGGAAAAGGTAAGCATCTTTCTGAGGATGAAATAAAGTATATTGTCTCTGCAGAAACTTCTAAGGCACAACAAGAGATACATTCCTTGACAAAGGCAACGTCAACTTTAAGGAAAGAAGAACGTGAACGGCGGAAGGCTATGATTGAACTTGAAGCACAAGGTAAAAAAAGTACGGAAGAATATCAGAACCTTTCAAAAGAATGCAAGGAATATACTCGACAAATCTCCGCAAATAATAAGAAAATCGAGGAACTAAGAAAGAAACTAGACATAAATGCGATGTCTATGGTTCAACTAAAAAAACAGGCTAAAGATTTACGAACTCAACTGGATAATATGTCTCAGGCTCTCAATCCTCATGAATATGCGAATTTGGAAAGTCAATTGCAAAAGGTTAACGAACGTATGTCTGACTTGAAAGGCAATGCTAAAGGTATTGCTGAACTAGCAAAAAGTGATGGTACGATTTCTGTTATGATGGGCAATCTGTTTACTAAAATGGCAGAGTGGGCCGGTGATACTCTTGCAAAGATGAAGGATATTGCACTTGAAGGAGTAGAAATGGCTGAATCTGCTGATGGGGTAACTAGAGCTTTTCGTGCAATGGATGATGGAACTATGCTTGATAAACTTCGTAAGGCAACAAAAGATACGGTTGCAGATTTGGACTTGATGAAAGCTGCTGTTCAGGCTAAGGATTTTCGTATTCCTTTGGAGGACCTTGGTAAGTATTTGCAATTTGCCCAGCTTAAGGCACAGCAGACTGGACAATCAGTTGACTATATGACTCAGTCTATTGTTACAGGACTTGGACGTAAATCAGTTATGATCCTTGATAACTTGGGATTGTCAGCGGCTGAAATTAATGAGGAAATGGCGAAAACAGGAGACTTTATGTCTGCAGTTGCAGCTATTGTTGATAAACAGTTAGTAGCTGCCGGTGATAACTATGTGTCTTCTGCTGATCGAGCTATGCAGAAAAGCGTTGCATTTAAAAATGCACAACGGGAACTTGGCGAAACTTTGCTACCTTTAAAAGAAAAATGGGATGATGTGTATGGAGGTATGGAAATTGGGACCATGAAACTTATTGGATGGATAGTAAAACACAGGGCAGCTTTAGTTACATTAGCAACAGCTGTCACTACATATATTGCAGTACAGAAGATTGCTACCACTTGGAATGCCAAGCATGCTTCGAGCACATTGCTTTCTGTCGCTGCAGAAAAACTTCAAGCAGTTCAATTGGCTTTGTCCCGTAAGGCTTTTCTCGCAAAGTTGATTGTCATGGACCTTTATAAAGGTAGATGCAATTTGGCCACAGCAGCGACTGAAATGTTCAATATCGTATTGAAAGCTTCTCCACTAGGTTTGATAACAGCTCTAATTACTACGGCGGCTGCCGCTCTATATTTGTTCGGTAATAAAACGTCCGTAGCAGATAAGTCGGTAGGAGAGTTTAATAAACGTCTGGCTGTAGAGCGTGCATCTCTTAATAATATCTTTGAAGAATTGAAGAAGACGAATCCGGGCACTTCTGAACGTTCACGTTTAGTGAAAGAGTTGAATGATAAATATCCAGATTTAATAGGTAACTATAATCTTGAAAGTGCGAAGCTCAAAGAAATAACTCGTGCGCAAAATGATGCAAATCAGGCTTTGATTAATCGTATTGCTACTGAAATGAAAGCAAAGACTATGGCTGATTATGTAGAAAAGAATGTTACTACACAAATGGAGAAGATAGAGTATCTGATGATGGAGGCACAAAGCCAAATGGGGCAGCAGGCGTTTGTGAAATTAAAACCAGGCTTAACGGCTTTCTTTAATGAATCCTCCAAAAGTATGGTGGATTTTTGGGATACTTTCGGAAAATACTTCCATTCTACATTGAGCAATGACAGTATGACTGCTTTCCGAGATGCTTTCATTTCTTTGCGCGATGATCAAAAATCTCTTTCTGCTGGGGTAGATGATATTAATAAAAAATATGAGCCATATATTCAGTCGATAAAAATGGCTACTGCACTTTCTGACGAAGAATTGAAAAAGCAGATGGAGGCTAATTCTTTGATAAAGAAGTATGAAAAGGAACGGCAGAAAGTTCAGGATACGTGGAGTGAGGCTAATAAGGATGATATTAAAAAGAAAAATAAAGAACTTGAAAGGCTGGACAGCTTAATAAAAAAATACCGTGAGCTTGGGACAGTTAAGGTATCGACAGATGCTGCTAAAAATGCCAATAGTAAGTATGAAAAAGAGAAAAAAGCAGTTTTAGATACAGAGAAAGAGGCTATTAAGTCCTTGGAGCAACTCCGTGATGAAGATTTGCAAAATCAGCAGAAATGGTATAATACATGTACTTATGCTCTAAATGCTGATTTATCTGAAAATCTAATAACTAAGGAGCAGCATGAAATGCTTATGCTGGAGTTAAATAAGACCAATGCTGAGAACCGTCTAAAGATTGAACAAGGTTATTTGCAAGATGCTCAATCTTTGGAAGTTGAAAATGGGGATTTAAAGGTTGAGCAGGTAAAAAAGGCTAATCAGCGTGTTTTAGATGCGGAGAAAGCAGCTAATACGACTCGTGCGGCTGAACAACAGAAGCTTAACGATTTAGTTAAGAATTTTAAGTCTGAATTCAAGGTTACTACAGTTGATGAAGATTATCAGGCACAAAAAGATGTTCTTAATGCTGCTTATCAAGCGCGCAAAGAGATGGCTGAAAAGAACATGTTGGATACAACTGAGTTAGATAAAGCTTATTATCGTGCATCGGAGCAGCTGGAGTCTGAACATCAACAGAAAATTCAGTCAATTAGAGATCAATATGGTCTCTCTACCCAGCAGGAACGACTTAATGCGGAACTTGATCAACTAAAGAATGCTCGTGCCCAAGAATTGTTGTCCGAGGAAGAATATGAACAGGCTGTTCAGAATCTGAAACGTGACTCATTTAAAAAGCAGTTCGATTACTACTTGGATTTATTCTCCGGAGCTGTACAAGCGCTCCAGCAGGCCGAAATGGATAATGTGGATGCTAAGTATGATGCGGAAATAGAGGCGGCACAGGGAAATGCCGAAGAGGTTGAACGCTTAGAGAAGGAAAAGGCACAGAAGAAACTGGATATTGAGAAGAAATACGCAGATGTCAACTTTGCCATCAAAGCATCTCAGATTATAGCTGATACTGCAGTTTCGATAATGAAAGCGATTGCTGATTTAGGTCCTATTGCCGGCCCTATAGCTGCTGCACTCATGGGTATTACAGGGGTTGCTCAACTTGCTGCAGCAAATGCGGAGCGGCAAAAGGTTAAAAATATGACTCTTTCGGGTGGAAGTAGCTCCTCAAAGGGAACCGGTGCTCGTGTTGCAACTGGTCGTGAAGAAGGCGGTAAAATTGACGTTCGCCGTGCTCAAGATGGAAAGTTGTTTGCCGGTGCCGATTATGATCCGGATGCCCGTGGCTTTATTGATAAACCAACTGTAATTGTAGGTGAGGGACCAGCGGGACAGTCAAAAGAATGGGTAGCAAGTAATGCTGCAGTTGAGAATCCTACAGTTGGTCCCATTTTAGATATGATTGATAAGTCACAGCAAGCCGGTACTATCCGGACGCTTGATTTAAATCAGGTTATTCGATCGAAAATGGCTGGCTTCTCTTCCGGAGGAAGTATTTCACAACCACTTCCAACGACCGATACTCCAAAGGATGAAGGAAACGGTGCTGCATTACCGCCGGAGCTCATGGAGAAGTTTGCTAATGCTATTATTAATATTGATGAGAAGGGAGTTAATGCGTCTGTTGCTCTAAGTGACTTTGAAAAGAAACAGGCACTTCGTGATCGTTCTCGTCTAATTGGATCAAAAGGATAA